CCTTCGTTATCGTCTCCACCTCCTGCTGGGGGTGTATTTATAGATAATGTTGGTATATATGCATTAGCTGTAACTTCTGTTACCGTTGTTCCATCATATCTACGGTATTTAACTCCATCAAGGATATATAAGAAGTTACCAAATGTAAAGTGCCATATAGGATCACCAGAAAGTCCTGTGAATATTTGCGTGTATGTTCCTGCTCCTACGTTCCACGTATAGAGTTCTGTATCATGCGCTATAAGATATATTGTTCCTGTATCTTTTGGATATTCTATAAGACCATTCTTTGTTATACCTACTGAACCACTCAATGAAACTTCTAATGTTTCTATGAATCCTCTACGCTTGTCTAATGCTCCGTTGTCATCTAGTTCCATATTAAGCATGTCTGGACTTTGATTTTCTTTTATCTGACTTGCATTTGTTGCTATGTTTAACCCTAAGAAGTTTTTGATTGATTGCACTACTAAATTGTTAGGTGCTGCTTTATAGCTGTTTTGTGGAAAGTATGCCATTAGTTCCACCCCTCCGCATCATATATTATGTGTAACCCTTGGCTTTCTCCTGCTTCCATTAGGTTATTCATTTTGATGTTATAGTCGTTTTGCAATCTATCAGACATATTAGGATCTTCGTCTTTCTTTAATCCAGAAGCTACATAGTATAATAACACTTCTTGTGCTTCGTCATCTAAGTCAAATTCAGCTGTGTCTAGTGTGTTATCATCTATAGTTGTTGGATATGCGTTATATTTAACTCTAAATTCTCCCGTATCGTGGTAAGGTATTCTTATCGCACGTCTATTTGCATCTTTTCTCTCGAATCTATAAGCTCCATACTGTGTATACTTACCAATATCATACTCCCACACTACATCTTTAATGTTATAGAAGTCTATAGGTAGTATATATTCAACAAATGGCTCATAATTAGGTACATCAGATACTAAGGCAAAATTTTCAATAAATAGTGCGTAATTCTTAAAGTTATAGAAGAAATCACCACTAAATCTTATTCTTATTGCATTATCTGTGTCTCCTGCAACTATTAATCCTTTAAATGCTGTGTATTCTCTTGCTGTTGCCACATAGTTTATAGTTTCTAGTACAGACCATACGTCTGTTGCTGTTTCTTCCTCTATGAATACGTCAGCTGTATTATCTACTTCAAAATGATATGATAAAGCTCCGTTGTTTACAGCAAATATTCTGTCATTTGTATTGTGCTTTTCTATTTTCCAGCCTATATCTCTACCAAGTCCGTTTGCTAGTCCTAATTGACTTATGTCAAAGTTTTTATATATAGGCTTAGTTGTTGTTGCTATTTCTTTTTGTCCTACATCAAATAGTGAGTTCATACTTAACGTATAATCTTTGTTTCTCGATACTGGCGTTACTACCCCAGCGTTTGAGTATTCTCTCATTATTTTGAGGACTCTGTTTTTTGCTTCTCCTAAATTCATTGTATCACCTCACTTTAATCTTCTACTACGTGTCCTTGTACTTTAATTCTATATTTACCTAGAGCTATAAGGTTATCTCTTACTACTCCTACGAATGTATCGTTTGTGTTTCCGTCTAGTCTTATAACTACACCACTTTTGTCCTGTCCTGCAAATGTTATTCTTGAACGCATACCGAAATCACCTTGACCACCCGATCTTATAGTGTAAGCAACATCAAACCCTTCTACTGCAAAATCTGAATTTTCTTTAGCATTAAATAGGTTTTGTGCTGTTCCTGAATCCTCTTTTCTGAAATATTGACCGTTTGTTAATGATGTTAAATTACCGAATAATCCGTCATCTCCAGCTGATGACAATACCATACTAATCATCATTCTTGTAATATCCCATCTAAAGTTGCCTTGTGGTCCTACTTTAAAGATTACCTCTGTCGTAGCACCGTTTACGTCCATGTCTACGTTTTGTATACTACATGATCCGTTTGTTGTGTAGTCAAAGTCTAACGGTATAGCTATTGTTATTGTATACTCATTACCTGCTACTGGTACTACCACTGTAATTTCTTCTTGTGATATTTTACCTTCTTCTTGTAGACATACGAAGTTTCCCACTATTGGTATTACTCCGTCAGTTACAATGTTAAAAGTCATTACATCTTTTGCTGTTCCTGTCATACTTATAATTAATCCTCGTATTTCAGCTAAAAATATGCTTATTCTGTCTGTTGTTAAGTCTTGTACATTTACATCTCTTGATATTTTATAAGCGTTTCCTGACATATTGTTTCACCTCCTATGCGAATGGACTTATATTTTGTGGATACCATGTACCCTTGTAAAATATATATAATATTGCAGTTTGCACGTCTAATGCTTGATCTGATTTTATTCCGTTTACAGCAGTTCCGTCATCTGTAGGGAATGCTTCAGCTGTTAGCTTTTTGTGAAAACTTTTGTCACTTTCTATTTGTACGAACATATTACATCGCTCCTTTTATTGTTTTTCGTAATTCTTCTGTTTTACATGTTGCTTTTATCTTAATATTGTTTTCTTTTGCATATTTAAACAGTTGTTGTCTAGTCATTGCGTACACTCTGTGTGTGTCGTACTTCTCTTGCTTAGTGAGTGTCTTTTTAGATTTCTTTGGTGTGATTATATCTGTTTTTATTTCTATTGCCTTAAATGGCTTGTCAGAGGCTTGCTTTTCCAACATTGTCATAATGTTGAATAACATCTTATCTCTGTTCCCATGAATATTACATTTTTCTATTTCAAACACAGTTTTCTCCTCCTTTTAGAATTAAAGGGCAACAACTACGTAAGTATTTGTCACCCTAATTATATTATGCTAGTGTTGCTGTATTTACTATTATGTTCCAAGTTCCGTTTGCAAATACTAAGTCTGCTACTTCTCCTGCTGCATCAAATGTTAATGATGCACCATTTGCAAAGTTTGCTGGCGTCACTATTGAGTCGTTTGTTGCATCTATACAAAGTAATAGTTTTCTTTGCCCTTCTTCTCCATCTGCTAATGTAAGTGCTAATTCTTCACCTGTTCCATCTAATGTTGATAATGCTTCGATTATACTTACAGCACCATCAGCTATTACTATTTCTACTTCTGTATCAATTATTGCTCCTGAAAAATGTGATTTTCCCATGTTTTTCACTCCTTTTATAATAAAATAGGGTAGGGCATTAACCCCACCCCTCTAGTTTCTTATGATTCAATACCTGCTCTGGCAATTACTCTCCATTTTACTGGTGTTGCTGTAAATCTTCCTCTACCTTTATGTACGATAGCATCAGTATTGTCATCCATGTATGATCTAGTTGATAAATCAAGTCTAGTCATCCATACAAGTCCGCTGATTTCTTGGTTCTTATTACTATCCATCATATAGAAGAATGGTGAAGTTGACACTAAGTCAGCTGGTACTGTTAAGTATTTCCATACAATAACATCCCATCTATCCATGTGGTAGTTTCCTGCTCTGTCAGCAGTTACTGGTTTTCCATCTGCTCCCAAGATTTCAAATAATAATTGTTTAGTTGTTGCGTTGTTGTTAATCATTATTGTATCTGGTTCGATGTCTAGTAAGTTTCCTCTATCATCTAAGAAGTTTTGCATGTTTGTTTCCATTATTGACATGTTGTCATAAGTCAACGCCATGTTAAACTTGTTTGATTGTACTGCTGTTCCTTCTGATGTGTCACCATATATAGATGGGTGAGCAGTTGAGAACATTGCAAGTCCGTCAGCTGTGTTGATTGGGAAAGTTTGTTGCGTCTTATTACCAAAAGTCATTGAAGTCAATTGACCATTAGATATGATCTTAGCTCCAAATTTCTCTTTTGTTCTGTAATATGAATCTACAAATGATTGAGTTTTAGATTTAATCTTACCAAACTTAGCATCTTCAAGTAATGTTAAAGATATTCTAAATTCTGATTTCCACTCAAATGGTTCTACTAGTAATTTAAAACTTTCTCTAAAGTCTGTTTCAAATGCTACACCGTTTTCTCCAACTGCTTCAAAATCTTCAAGAGTTGTTTCAGCTGTGAAGTATTCTCCAAAGTTAGTAGTATTTTCGTGTGCGAACACGTTATATATTTGTTGCTTACCCTTCCAACCTTCTCTAAGTTCCTCGATGTGTTGTTTTATGGGTGCATCTATCTTACCGATTAACGAGTCTAATTGACCGTTTTGTCTATTTAATACTGCCATTGTTTTTCATCTCCTTTTTATTCAGCTGTTACAAAGTACCCAATTACGTTAGTTGCATCTATAACGCTTGTTACTTTGAAAACTCCTGCTGTTGTTGTTGTTGTTACTCCTGTTGCTGTTGCATCTAATGTGTAGATTAAACCTTCTACTAATATAGATGGTGATGTAGTTTTGTAGTATTGAGTTTCTCTCAATCTAACCGCTACTAATTGTTCTGCTGGTGTTGCTGCTACTTCTGCTTTAACTATAACGTAATCTTGTAATCCAGCACTTGTTACGTCTGCTTTAGTTAATTCACCTGCTACTAATTTAACTATTTCTCCTTCAACGTATGCTTCTGCGTCTACTCCAGAGTAGTTATATCTGAAAGGTTGTGTGTTTCTTACCTCGTCTTGAACTGCTTTGAATCCCATAGTGTTCATCTCCTTTTATTATCCATAATTTTTAATAGCTTTCGCCATTGTTTGCTTACTAAATCCAAAACCTTTAGCTAATGCCATGTCCATAGAATCTAACTCTACATTATCTACATTACCACCAGCTACGCCAGCAGTTCTTATATGTCCATGTTTAGTTGCTTCTTTGACAGCTTTCGCTTTAGTTTTGTTCAGTATATCTTCTTTATGTGCTAGGAAGTATGAATCTGCAAGGCTCACACCTTTTTCTTCGGCATATTGCATAAACTCGTCATATTTAGGATCTTCTGCTAATGCATCTAGATTTTTGAAGTTTGTTCCGTATGTGTCGTTAAGTTCTATTAATTCTTTGCCAAACCCTTCAAGCGTTTGCTTATCGAAGTCTATATCATTGAATCTGTCATCTAACATTGTTTGCATATCGGCTTTTTGTTTGTCTAGTGCTTTTTCTTGAATGTTATCCCTATATTCATCGTAATACTTTAAATCGCCTGTTTCTTCATATCTTTCCATTAGTTCTTTCTGCTTTGTTTCAAATGGGTCTGCTTCTGGTTCTGGTTTAACACCTTGCTTCTCCATCATCTCTTTCATCTTAGCTTCTACTCTAGCTTCTATATCTTTTTCTTTGTCTGCTTCGATGTTTTCATTCTGTTGTCTTAACTCTGCTATTTTTTCTTTACGTCTGTTTGCTGCTTGTCTTTGATTCTCTGGATCATCTTTGAACGACTTATCTGGCTCATTAGGTTCATTGTCTGGTTCGTCATTTACTGACTTTTCCGTTTCTGTCTCGATTATTTCATCGTTGCCATTACTTGTACCATTTCTGTACCCGTCCAGTGCTTCCGCGATGCCTTGAGTGTCAAATTCTACTTTAGTTTCTTCTTGCTCTACGTTGTCTGTTTGATTTTCCACAGTTATCTCCTACTATATTGTGATATTCCCGCTATCCACGTGCGAATTTTACTTACTTGCTGTATTTTGGTGTGTAAAGCTTACTTCCACCAGTTGGTCTTGATCTTAAATCTCCACCTTTAGTTACGTTTTCTGGCGAAGCTGGTTTGATTTGGTGTTTAGCTTTGTATTTGTATTGTCCACAGTTAGCAACCATACCTTTTGTTGAATTTTCCATTCGTATCACCTCTCTTTTATTGGATTAATGATTTTTCCGCTATTCACTTGCGAGTATTAAAAAACGGCAACAAAGGAAGCAATCCCTCGTTACCGTTTAAAACAGTTAATTTCATTATTAAATTAATTTGTTTCTTATACTACTTATTATACACTTATTTTCGTCAATGTCAAGCGTAACATTTGTTACTTCCAACATCTCACCTTCATACTTGATGTTTCTTATGTCTACTATTCCATTATACTCGGCTATTTCTTCTACTTCATTCTTAACCATGTCTACTTGATTACATGCTATGCGTACGGCTTCTCTGTCATATGCGTCACGCTCTAACTTGGCTTCTGGTGTATCTGCATTATACTTTGCATTAAGTTCTTCAAATCGCTCGTCAGTTAATTTTTGTATGTGTTCTTCTATCTCGTCAGGTCTGTCTGTGTTACCTATTGTGTTATCTCTAACATCATACATTATCTTATCTCTTATACTAGCGAAGTGTTTGCTTAACTCCTCATTTGCTAGTGGTACTACATCTTCCTCTTTGTAAAAATTAGTTTGTAACTTGATTACTGTTTTCATGTTGTTCTCCTTTACAGTTTATTATATTTTTGTGTTTACACGTCTTACCTTTGTCTCTATGTTTACATATTATAGTTATGTTACCTTTTGTGTTGTCGCATACCTCTAAGAGTATAGCTCCACACTTTTCACATCGAAGTATCATTACACCCCTCCGTTCATTTGTGCTAATACAGCAGGATCTTGCATAGCTTGTTGTGCAATTTCAGGTGGTAACATTGCCATTGTGTTAGCTGTGTCATTTTGAGGTGATTGTTGTTCTCCTTGTATCAATTGTTCGTTTTGTTCTTTCTCAATTAACGCTTGTTCTGCTTTCTTTTGCTCTTTAATTTGGTCTAGTTGTTTACCAGCATTAGGGAATCCTATACTCTCCATTTGTTGCCAGTAAGCTTCTAAGTCAAACGCTTGCATCTGATATTGTTGTATTGCGTATTCATACATTGATTGCTTATCTGTAGGTAATGAGTCATCTAAGTCAGCTTCAAACTTGAAGTCAATTACATATTCCCATTCATCTTCTTTATTTAACATCAACAATTGTTTCTTGTCAAACACTCCATAACTGTCTTCACCTTTATTGTCATTAGCTAGATATTCTCTTGGTTCTTCTGTGAAAGCTAAGTCAAAATAGAACATCTTTCTGAATAGATTGATATAATATGATCTCTTGTTAGCTCTCTTACTTGCTAATCTTCCTTCAGCTTGTTGTATCTGTGCTAGTTTGGCTCTACCACTCTTAGCAGTTGTATCAGCTTGACCTTGAAAACTTGCTGTTATACCTAGCGTTGCTTTAGCAATTTCAGCTTGCATATTAACGTAGTCAAGGTTCTGTGTTGCATTAGCTTGTATATTTTCAAACTTGATTGATTGCATTTCTTTCATAGTACAATACCAAACTTGATATTCATCTGTAGTTATTTGTTTATTTTTAAGTCCTTCGGGTAAGAATAATAGTGATGATGTTTGATTAACCTTCTTACTAGCTTTATGCATAGACTTTTTAATCTCGTTAGCCTGATCCTTAATTATATCAACGTCACTTGTTCCAGCAAAGTCAAAGTTCTTTGTTACATTACGTCTAATCACTAAAGGGAACTCTTTTATTGCGAACACTGGTATCTTATCGCCTTTTTTTATCTTTCTTTCTATGATTACTTCTTCTCTTACTTCTTCAATGTACTTCTCTGTTTCTGTTTCAACTTTTCCTAACTCATTTGTCATAGGTTGATCGTTTTCATCTAACTTTGGTACTTCTCTAGTCTTAACTACCTTTTTATACTCTGGATAGCTGATAGGATCTAACACTATATCTTCTTCTGCTTCTTCGTGAGTTATTATGTCAGTTTTAACCTCTTTGCTGTTACATTTAGGACAAATATTTGTCATTTGTGTGAATTCTTCCCCACATTCTTTACATTTATTCGCTCTAGGGTAATAATACTTAGGCATATTTAGTATTAATTCGTTATATGTGAATATTAACTTACCTATGTCTCCGTCATCATCTTTATAGTAGCATGTTATTTCTGTTACAAGTTCGTTGTCAGGGTTGCTACTCTCTCTTTCGTCTAAGTCACCTTCATCTGTTACTAATTGGTTAAACTCTGGATGTTCTTCACCATCTGTTGAAACTACTATACCGTATCTGCTGTTTATAGATTTTTTAGTTGTTGATACAGCTGTAAAGAAATAATCCATTTTGTCTATATCATAGATATTAGGTTGAGGTATTATCTGTTTAGCGTGAAATAGTCTTATGTCTTTATCTCCCATATAATCCATACCATGTATCGTATTATCCCAGTCTATCATAGTAGCGCTAAGTCCGTGTATGTAAGTGTTACGCTCTTGCAAGTCGTTCATTTCTTCCATCATAGCATTTTGGATGTCATTTGCTATCTTCTCTTGAATCATCTTAGCTTGTGATCCAAACCCTCTGTGTTTAGCTTTTACTTTAGGTTGATACGTTGTAGTATCTACTTGGCTCTCTACTAACTCATAATTAATATTATACACGTTTATAGCTTTCTTTTTACTTCTTTGGCTATTTACATTATTACGGTTAGCATCTACTCTAGCACTTCCTAAATATAAAGACTCCCATTTGTCATACTTGTCTATATCATAGTTTGCATAAGCTGTGTCGAACTTACGTTTGAATATGTCATATAATCCTTGTCCGTCAAGGTAGTTGAGTCCTTCCATATAGTCATAACGTGGAAAGTCAATTTGTTCTATCACTTCTTCTTTAACTTCCTGTGTTTCTTTCTTTTTACGTTTGCTCATTCCTTTTCACCTCTTTTTATAGTTTTTCGTACGATATACCCCAAGCGTTTAAAGGTTTATAATACTTGGCTAATTCTCTTAGCGATGTAGTAATTGATTTTGGTGGCTCTTGTACATCAATATTTGTTGTAAAAGCTTCAACTCGCATATGTAATGGATTTTCTATAAATCTAGTGTCAACTATCTTATTAGCTTTAACTTGTAATGCTTCAAGTTTATTTTTGTACATTTCAATTTCTTCACGTTGGTCATATATATGCCCACTTTTCGCATAACCTGACCACGCTTTGTAATTCCACAATATTTCGTCATTTAATTCAAATAGTTTTTCTAACATAGTTTCATACATTCCTTTTCACCTCTACTTGTAGTTTTTCCACTTGGTTTCTAAGTATGATCTTAGTTCAGGTGGAGCATTGAAATAATCTTGTTGCATGTCTTTCGGTAGTCTTTCTATATCAAATACATTAGCTTGACCCTCTGCCTTCATTGTATATTCGGGTCTAATTGCATTAGCTATCATCTCACTAAATAATAAATCATCATGTTTACCTGACATTGCATCAGGTCTTCCATTCTTATCATACACAAACGTTAGCATTTCTTTTAATGTTGGTATGTCATTAATCAAGTCTATATTATCGTCTACTATTCCTACTTCTGCATCTATCATCATAGGTCTTGTGTTACCGTCTGTCTTCCATCCTTCTTTCTTCTCATATGAATTAGTCATACTATCATATCTGCGTCTCATATATTGGTTGTCACATTTCAATCTTTCGAGTTCTTCTATTGGTGATAAATTGAAGTTTATCTCTATACCTATCATAGCCTTATTATAGTGTAGATATAGACAATACATTTGATACGTGTACTTAGGTGACTTAGTTAAATCCATATACACTGTTGCAGCTCTATTTCCTGTTGCATTGTTTATAAGTGTACCTGTGTAGAAGTCTCTAGTCTTTCCAGAAGCTTCACCTTTAGTATCTCCACCTATTACATACGGATAACCTTTCTTATTGTCTTCGTATATTCTTACATATGGCTTATCTTTATTCTCTACAAACTCTATACTACCACGCTTGATGAAGTCTCTATGTTCTGCATTGTTCCACTCATATTTGAAATATCCTTCTTTGTATGGATTAACCTCATATTCTTTTCTTAGTACTTCTATTCTCTGTGCTACCTTCTCTGTATCGAATACTGGACTACCACTCATTAAAAATGCTTCTTCTGGTGTTGTTGGGTTCTCCTGCTTCATCATGTTTAGTTTACCATTACAGTTGATTAACTTCGTATGTCTCCACCAGTTGATTCTCTCTAGTGGCAATTTCATTATCTCTCTTAAGTATACCTCATAGTCCTCCATTGTGTCAAGGAAGTCTTGTACATCTATGTCTAAAGGTCTCACATATTCCTCGTGTGTGTACCAAGGAAAGAACATAGGTGTCCAACCATTCTTACCATCTACTGCATCATCCCATAGGTCTTTAAATGCATTGTAACCATTAGCTGTTGATTCTATTACTACACATGTGTCTGTTTCATCGGGTACAGCTTGATTTATACCCGTTAGTTGTGTTGCTGGGTCTTTGTCGTTAGTTCCTTCCCAAAATGCAAACTCTGATAAATGTACTATGTTGTAAGTGTCTCCACGTGCTAGTGATGTGCTACCTGCTGTTTGTAAGCTTATCTTAGAGTTTATACCTCTGTCTACTCCCTTATATCCTGATGGTTTGTCAAATACTATCTCGGTTGCATTAGAAGCTTTCTGTAATGGTTGTTTATCTTCTGGTAAATTGTCTACCATGTACTTCGATTTGCTAAATATACTTGATGTAGCCTTAGCAGTATGTGCTACTATAAGAGCATTTGAATTGTGTTTAGTTGTGGTTGTCCATACAATCCTACCCTGCATATCTGTTGATATACCCATCTGTCTAGACTTCAACACTATTATTCTTGGTGGTTGTCCTGCTTCACGTAGTTCTTTTATCTTATCGTCTAGTTTCATCTGTGCTGCATTCTGTACTAAAGCGACTTGTTTCTTCTTCTTATTTATAATCTTAATGTTACGCATACTAAAAAACTGGTAATCGCATAACTCTTTTTTACGTTCCAGCATTTGTAGTAATTCATATTTTTGTTGTTTAGTTCCTTTTGTTAAGTCCATTAAGTCACCTCTTTAAGCCTTCAATCGGACTCGAACCGATAACCTCGTCATTACAAGTGACGTACACTTCCAGTTGTGCTATGAAGGCATGTCGGGATGTTTTTCAAGTGGACATCCCTTCCACTGTCATTACATTATTATGTAGTTGGGTTCGTACGATACCTACTGGCATTTTTTTGTAACCGCATAATACAGGATTGTATACATCCTTAGTGTTTGCTCACTACACAGACACAAGGACTCGAACCTTGATTAATAGTTTTGGAGACTATTGTGCTACCATTACACTATGCCCATAATCTGTATTTTATATAATATATTCTTTCTCGTATTTTACTTCTGTGTAGTCTTTATATTTTTCTATCTTTCTTTCATGTATAACTTGTCTCATATTAGATATAGCATTGCCTTCGCATGACATGTGTGTTGATTCGATTTTAACCCATTTTTCTCCCAACTTTTCCTCAAACCACCATTTTCCATCTTTTTTTCCATGTACGAGCCTAACAATTATTTTCTCATCTTCCATATTATTACCCCCTTTCCCACAATAACAATCTTATTCTCGCCGATTTAAGTCCTAAGTCCTTCATCTTATAGTATTGTATTGATAATCTATACATAAGTTTATTTGCTTTCATGTTTATTTTGGGTCTGGCTTTAGCCACTCTATTGTATGATGGTATTGATCCATACATATAATCTTCTATTTCTTTATCTTTTGTATTAATGTCAAATTCGCCATGTATGTATATATATTGATGTTTCGGTATAAATCCTTTCTCTATTGCATCGTTAAAACTAAATTCCATATTGCTGTCATCCCATGTCGTTATATCTTTACCACTCTCAAATGCTTTCTTACTTCCTTCTTTGAATGTATCATCTATTAATGGTAATGTCATAAATATACTTTTATCATCCACTTCAAGTGTTATTCCGTTCATCTTACTACCTCCTAGTTTATAACCGATTTGTTTTTCTCCACTCTTGGAACAATTGTTTAGCTGCGCATCTACCCATATTTTTAGGTTTAACCATAACACGTTGACTTGTGATTTCTTCTAACTTTTCGAGCTTATCTTTATAATCTAGCATTCTTTTCATGTATTTGTGTTGATAATTAATTTCAAATTTTAGCTTTTCTTTTAATTTATCGTTTTCTAGTCCGACCGAAACGAGTTCTTGTTGACACTTTATGAAGTCAGTTCTAATAATATTGTTATTGCTTAGACAACTCCCATATACTTTATCGTTTAGCTTTGCTAATTGTCCTTCAATAACCGAAAATCTTTCGTCATTTGCTTCTTCTACTAGTATTAACGCCTTTTCTCTTTCTGCATAGTCACCTAGCTCGGAAAAACTAGTAGTTGTTTTACCTTCGTCTTTCATTCTTTTTATTACTCTTTCAAAAACTTCTAACCCTTTCATAATTACCCTCCTATTATTTTGTATCTATACGGTGGCTTACCCCAACCAAACCCCTACCGTTACAACGTTTCTATTTTTACACGTTTAGTCTATTTCAACCACTTTCTTATAATATGGTGATAAATATGTGATCGTATCGTCATCTACTACCGCTATTACTAAGTCTCCACAGTGTATTATTTTAGACTTTGGTTGTTTAGCTCCCATAAGCATTACTGTCAATGTAAACGTAGTTACAATGGAAAATACTATCATTGCTATAGTGTTCGTCTTATCGCTCATCTTACTTCAACTCCTTCATACGTTCAGCTATCTTAGCGTCTAGCTCTGATTCACTCATCGTGTTAGTGTTTACTTGCATCTCTCCGCTATGCTCTATCTCTTGTTTGTCTCTCCACATCTTAGGTTGTCTGTTCTTAGTCCAAAATATCATTGATGTAGGATCAGGTGCCATTTGTTTCTTAATCACCTTAGTTGTTTGCATCTCATATTCCATTGTGTCTTTGTTTAACCTGCTCTCTCGTACTTCTTCTTCGTATTCATATCCGTTGGCTCTTTTATATAGGCTTCCA